CTACAAGATGAAAATTAGGTATATATACGGTTCCATGCTGGCATTGAGTAATCCATTCTATTTTTAGAGGTGTTATAAACCTTACATCAGGTCTAAGGTAAATAACAGCATCAAATCTGGAAGCCATCGATTCCCATAAGCTGGTTACTTTTGAAAGCGAATAGAGAGCCCGAATAAGATTATCAAGTGTGCTGTATTTTCTATACATACTTATTCGTTCACATTCCCAAGGATCACCGTGTGTTCGATATTTCTTAAAGTTAAGTATTTTGTCAATTTCTTCTTGTTGTTCAACTAAATAATGGTCTGGTAATAACATTTTCCATATATCATTTTTCAAATGAATATTCCATTCAGATGCTCGAGAATTTGTATATGGATTTTTTAAAGTGAATGTGTGTAAAAATGTAGTATATTTTATACCAGCATCTTGAAGTGGTTTCCAAATATTTCGCTCAATTGATTCTATTGTAAAATCAGTTGAGCGCGCAATTCCCCAAAAACAAAGTGCCACTTTTATATTTTTGGGTTGTGATGACATTAATTATTGTAAATAATCATTCTTTATATATTTCACTTTTGAGGATTGCGGTATGCGAGATAGAGAAATACCAGTCTACAAATAGATATGTCGTTCCTGGATGTAGTCACCCCAGCTCCTAAAAGAACCCCTGAGGAAACGCAACAGATTGTTCAAGCAGTAAAAGATTATAACAATGCCTTGGATGACTTGAATGTACAAGTAAAAACGGCTGTTGGAAATAATCAACTTCTTCCCGATACTGCTACCTATTTATATAATCTTATTATAGGCGCACAGAAGTGGTTAACAAATAATCCAAGGTCAGATGTATCGGCTATACAGATTAATCTTTCAAGTGTTCAACAACAATTCAAAACAATTATGGGGACGGAACAATCCAGAAATCAAATTTTAGTTCATATAACATTATTTGCATCTCTGGCTACAGAATTACTTGCATCAAAATCCATTACGGACGCTCAACAAAAAGAACTTATATCTTTTACAAAATCTCTTCTTGATTGGTATAATAAAAATAAATATACAGCAACAAATCCAGAATATGCAACTAAAATAGATGCTTTTAATGGTGAATTTATAACTATTATAAATGGCGATGGAACGATTCAAAAGTATAAAGATGAACGTATAAAACAGATTATTTCTTTAAACAAAACAGAATTAGTAAAAGCCAGTACAGATGCACTAAATAAAATCGGACTTACATCACCCTCCCAAACACCCGCTGAAGCAAAAAAGCAAATATCTCTTGAAAAAACGGCGCTAGAAGCAGCAATTCCTCCATCGGCACCCGCAGTTATAACATCAACGGCGACACAAGTCTTTAGTATTCTATTCCTTATTTTTCTAATTTTACTAGGTGGAAGTTTCGCGGCAAATTTGGCGATTGGTAGAACCATTCCTTATAGAGTTCTGTATTTTCTGTATGGATGTATCCCATTTTTCAGCCCATTTGTTATATTATATGTTATTTATTTACGCATCCGTTATGGTCCTATTCCCTTATATGGAATCTTTCCATTAAGTACAGAGCCAGCAACAACAAGACTCGGAAAACTCTTATGGTACCCTTTTTATTGGATCCCTGACGGAAAATCAACAGAATTAGAGCAAGAGTTTCTAAAATCTTTAATTGTCTAAAGAATCCCCCTATATATCTATATAAGAAGATGTTTGTATCTATTTTAACACCTACATACAACCGTGGACAATTTGTAAAATCCATGGTTGTCTGTTACAAAGCACAGACCTATCCGAAAGAAGATATGGAATGGATTATTCTAGATGATGGTTCTGAAAAAATTGAGGAATCTCTCCTTAAAGAGACAAAAGGCCTACCAAACATTCGTTATATCGCCTTGGAAGAAAAACTGACCATTGGAGCAAAACGGAATCGTCTTCATCAAGAAGCAAAAGGTGAAATTCTGATTTCATGGGATGACGATGATTATTATTGTCCAGAACGTGTATCACATGTTGTGAAAAAAATGACCGCCCAACCGAAAATACAACTTGCTGGTTCCTCTGAATTATATCTATATTTCAAATCTTTAAAAAAGATCTATCGTATTGGACCGTATCATGAAAAACATGCCACGAATGGTACTATGGCAGTTCGCGCAGCTTATGCAAAGTCACATCGATACGACGAAACAGTACTCTATGCTGAAGAAAAGAGTTTTCTAGAAGATTACAAACACCCTATAATTCAACTAGATCCTTTTAAAGTAATGCTTGTTATCTGTCATAATGAAAATACATTTAATAAGGATCGTCTTTTAGATGAAAAGAACCCCAAGTGTAAAGAAACACAGATGAAGCTAAAGGACTTTATTAAATCAAAGGATATGAGGGATTTTTTTCTCTAGTGACGCGACCTTTGTGCCATACTAAAGATTTTTAATCATCTTTAAAAAGAAGACTATGAGCGAAGAAAATGCTTTGGATTTATTTGCAAATGTATCTCCATGGTCAAATCATCGGATTCTAGAAGTAATGAATATTGCTTTTCAGAATATGCTGACAAATCAGTCTCCACGTATAGCACAGCCTTCTGCTATAAAACTCGCATTAAAGCCTCATCAATTGGCATTAATTCATGGAATGGTAAATAAAGAAAGAGAATGTATGGAAGGATACAATTTTAGAGGGACGACAACCTTTACAAATTACGGGATTTTGGGGGAGGATGTAGGAACGGGAAAAAGTTTGGCTGTCCTCGGTTTTATCGCATTAAAGAAAGAAGCAGAGAAAGAACCTTTAATTCGTAACACACTTTATAGAAACTCTTCTTCACGTATTTTTACCATACAGAAATATAGATATAATAATCCATCTGGTGTAAATCTAATCGTTGTCCCTCATACAATTTTCAAACAGTGGGAACAATATTGTAAGCAACAGACAACTCTGAAAGTATTTTACGCCAAAACTCTGAAATCGATTACACCACCCAATAAAGAAGAGGAAAAAGAAGACTATGATACTTTTATAAAGAATATTACAGAGTCCGATATTGTACTTGTCAGCAATACTCTATACGCTGCTATACAGAATGTTGCTACAGAGATTGGATTATCCTGGTTACGTATCTTTGTTGATGAGGCGGATAGTATTCATATTCCTGGAACAAACGCTCCTCTAAATGGAATATTTACTTGGTTTATTACAGCAACATGGCCAAATCTAATTTTAGAGGGGATTACAGTACGTCCATCAACTCTTTTAACTCTTCAAGAAAATACCACCACGTATTCACCACATGTAGAACAATGGCTTCAGAGGGAAATGGGAATTCAACAAGGTTCTGCAAATTATGGTATTGGAAAATATGTTCATTATCGAGTACGTAGTTCAAACTGGCTTCGTGAGTATCATACAGCTCATATTCTTCGTGGGCACATGGTACTTCATAGTACTCCAGAATTTCTTCAAGAGAGTGAACAGATGCCCCCTATTTATCATCAGACTATTTTATGTGAACAATCTATTTCTCACAGAGTTGTCAGAGGGATTGTAACAACCGAGGTTCAGGGTATGTTGGATGCTGGAAATGTAGAGGGAGCTCTAGAAGGTCTCGGAGTTTCTGTTCATTCCTCGATGGGAATTGTAGAAGCAGTCACAGGAGAGCGTGAGAAGGAACTAAAACGACTTCAGAAAACTCTAGAATTCAAGCAGACAATGGATTATGCCACACCACAAGCAAAGGAGAATGCCATAGCATCTCTTGTTTCAAAAATAGCCTCTGTTCAAGAACAACTCAAGACAATACAATCACGTCTAGGAGATTCAAATACAACAGAAGAATGCCCAATTTGTTATGAAGTAGCAAAAGAGAATAATTGTACCATTACACCCTGTTGTCATCGTATGTTTTGTGGAAAATGTATTTTAACAAGTCTTACACGTACGGCGTCATGTCCTATGTGCCGAACGCCGATTGTTGCCAATCAGCTTATTCATATGAAGGAAACATCGGTTAAAAAACTTAAGAAAGAAGAAGCTAAATTACTAAGTAAGAATAAACAACTATTAAAGTTTCTGAAGGAACATCCAGAGGCTCGTGTATTGATTTTCAGTCGTTATGAGAATCCTTTTTCAAGTCTGGGAAATGCATTCGAGGAAGAGGGAATTTCTCATCATATTTTACGAGGAAATAAGGATGTGGTGGCATCGACGATTCGATCGTTCGAAAAGGGTGAGAAGCGTGTTTTATTCTTGCCAACGGAGGTTGCGGGGGCAGGGATAAATCTTGTAAGTGCCACACATGTGGTATTGCTTCATGCGATGACACCGGATGAAGAAAAACAGGTTGTAGGTCGAGCATATCGTTTAGGTCGTAAGGATCCTCTCAATATCATTCATCTACTACATGAGGGGGAGAAGCCTCTTTAAAAGAAGGCAGTGAAGGCAGTGAAGGCAGTGAAGGCAGTGCCAAGTTACGACTTTTCTGTTCTGTAAACGTTCCAGCCACAATGGGTACGCACCGTATGGGAATACCATGCGTATCATGAAGCCGACACATTTCTTTCCACGCATTGAAAAGCGCACTTTGCCGTGAAAGAACACGTGTAAAAGTAAGATTTTCGGCAGCTTTAGCTGTTCCTTTGAAATCTCCTAGATCATTGAAAATTTGATTTGTCACTTTGAGTTTGAGTTGTTGTGTAAGAGGAAGAATTTGCCAGCATTGGTAGAAAAATGCCCAAAAATCTGCCCAATCACTTATATATAGAATATGAAAAAGACGTTTATAAACCTCTAGGGCATCGTCGACTTTCGAAAGACGATGGGGGGTATTTTCATGAAGTACAAGACCCGCTAAATTGGCTTCATTGTTTTCTAGCTGAATTGTGGTATAGGGGTCATATTCTCCAAATAAACAGTGCCACGCCCATTCGAGACTGGCACTGGTACAATTAGTATCTTCAATATGAACTTGTTGATCAAGAGGGGGGAATCCTTCCAAGTAGCGGAAGAGAACTCGTAAATCTCCACATTGAAGGACATTGTCAGGTATCGTTCCTTTTGCGAGAGTCTCTTGAATCACGGTAGGTTTAGGGGGGTTTAGGATCATAGTGGTACAGAGTCGGCGGATTTGTTCCATGGGTCGGCCGTGGAGATTGTTACAAACGAGAACAAGAGGGTGTGAAGTATCTTCTTTACGCCATTCTCTCAAAAATCCGAGAAGTTCTTGAAGGCCGCCTTTTTCTCCGCCACTAAGTCCGTCCATTTCATCGAGAAGAACGGCCATACGATCGGGTTTTCCATCGCGAAGCCATTCCTTGACACCACCGTATTTTAGAAGGGGTAATATCGTTTTGCGAAAGGCAATACCGCTGCGAGTATGGCTGGCATTGAATTCGCAGAGAGTATATTCAATTTTCTTTAAAACACGGTGAACAACGGTTGTTTTGCCGATTCCAGGGGGGCCGACAAATAAGAACGCGGGAGTTGTACGTTTAAAAAGCCATTCGTAAAGTGCCTTTTCCGCCTCGGGTTGAAAGCAGTAATCGGGTTTTCTGCTTTCACTGCTTTCACTGCTTTCACTGCTCTCCATCTTTAATAATAATTATACGTTGGTTTAGGCTCATATTAGTTTGGGCAAGCGCCAGCGCCAACAGCGGCGGCGGTGGCAGCGCCAGCACCAGAATAACTATATGTACAACTCTCACCATTTGTGATACCCTCCCATGTTAAACCAGCATTTATAGCTGCTTGACAGAGTTGTTTTACATCGGCGCCAGATTTATAGACAAATCGGAAATACTTGGCAGGATCTGCGGGAGGGTTTTGTGGAGTATCTTCAGAGGCCCACGCCTTGAGAGTTCCGCCACTGCGATTCACACCAGAAATATCGATACATGTATCCCCATTATGTTTAAAATAGACTAAATAATCCGGGCACATATTAATAAGAGGTGGCCACGTACCTGTATAGGTACTTTTAGCATTTGTTCCATTAAACCATCGGAGTCCAAAGAAGACCAGGACAAGAATAAAAAGAATTAGACACATAACAGCTGAGTAGGGTCGTTGTCTTGAATGAAGTGTGTAAACGCCCCCAAGGACAATCACAATGGCTAAAAATACATAGGCTATGAAGCTATAGTCCATCGGGAACTCTTCTAGTAGATTCTACAAATGAAAACCTTTATCAAATCACCCTTTATTTTAATAAGTATATAAGAATATTTATAAAATATTCTTATAAAAATGTATAATGAAGTCAGACTATTTAGCCGAGGCGGGCGACGGGGGTGAACGAGTTTGTTCCAGAACCGGTGCCCTGGCCAGGGAGCTCGATAAAGCCGGTCAGGTAGCTGGGTGTCACGCTATTGGCACCGGTTGTTGCACCGCCACCAACACCATCCGTGCCACCATTGAGTACGCTGTTGGTGGAAACCAGCAGCTGTACCTTGCGGAATACGCGGCCCGAAGAGGTCAGGGTCTTTCCATGGTCGCGGAACACGCCCGCACCCGCAGTAGTAATCAGCGAAGAAACATAGGCACCGGACGTAGACATGGTAGAAACCATCAGACTGTTGCTAAAGGTGGGGGCGGAGTCCGAACCAGTGTTGGCATAGAACTTTGTGACGCAATTGCCAACGGGCACATAATAACCAGCGCGAGTATCAACTTGCTTCCAAGATGTCTGGAGGGAGGTCATTTCTTCTATACCCTGTTCGGAGAAAAAAATTCCAGAAAAGGGGATACTTTGTCAGAGAGGTACCGGATGGATCCAATTTCGAATGCGCCACCCCCTTTTGTGTTTCCACAGACAGCCACCAGTTTTGTTGCCGGACAGAATGGACGAGTGAATTTACAAGACCAACCTTCGGCGGGAGGATTTTTAAAGGCTCCCCAGATTGCTGGATTTGGGCACCGGACAGCCGTAGATGAGAACCCAGGACAGGACCTTCTTCGGGGAAATTGGTACGAGACGCCGCTCAGCCGAACTTTCTTTGGTCCGGAGAATACGAAGCGAATTCAAGCGGAGATTAAACAGTCCGTTTATGAAAAGAGCGGTCCAAAACAATGGGTTATCGATGATCAATCCGCCGACGAGTTACAGATTGTCATGAGAAGTATGTTCTTACAATACGCAAAAAATCTAGATATCGATATCCCGGGACAGATCCGTGAACTCAATACACTTGTTGTCGAGTGGTGTGAGCCTCGCATTTCAAGTGAGATAGGAATGTATGAATATTATTTGAAAGATATAAGCACTTTACCCATTCCGATTGCACACCCAACTCTCTTGTCTTCGGCAGGAACGAAAAGCCTTCCTTTCCGTAAGTTTATGTAACCTTCTATCCTTAGACCCCTTAGTACTTAGACCTTGATTTTCTTTATAAGTTTCTTCTTAACAACAATAGAGCTTTTAGCTTGTAGTACACCAAGCATAGAGGCTTCATGTTTTTCCCAGACAGCTAGGAACTCGTCGAGTTCACCCATCCAAATCTGTGCAGCACTCGTTGACTCCAAGGCAACGAGTAATTCACGCGCCGCCTCTAGTTCTTTCAGAGCCTCTAGTACAGAAGACTTTTTCATACGATCTACACGCATACGCAGCAAGTATTCGTATGCCGCAAGTGTATCAGGATTTGCGCGGTCTGAACGTGGTGGCAACGAGAGCCCCTTCAAACCTGCCAGAACAACTTCGTCCTCCTCATTCACAATCTTCAAGCGACCTTCGACAATTCCTTGTACAAAGCGGTACTTGGCATCGAATTCCTCAATCTGGTCCTTCTTGACCATAATTTGATGCTGTCGGCGTGACTCGTACATGGTGATACGGAAGCCATAAAATTCCTCAATGATATCACCCACGGTAGCATACTTAACAATCTTGCGTTTCGTATCAAAGCAGCACATGTTGGACGTTTTCCAACTGGATGTCAAGTGGAACTTCTTCTCAAATTCGGCAGGATAGGTGCGTGCCTCCTCGTAATACTCTGGTTCCAGATATAAGGTGAAGTTTACATCTACGTCATTGTATAGATCCTCAAAGTCCTTGAGGATAGGTTTCTCCTTACGTTTCTTATCACTGCCCTGACTGGCATTTTCACCCGCTCCGCTTGCACCACTTGCCTTTTTCTTTTCCTTTTCCTTTTCCTTTGTATCCTTTGCGGGCGCAGTTTCTTGCGTCATGGTATCTAAGAACGCCTTGTAATCCTTGGTCCAAACACCGACAGGAAGTTCCGTAATACGTACAGCACACTTGTCATCAATCCATTCATAGATTCCTTTGGTAATCCACTGCTTTTCTTCCTTCTTCTCGACGGTACCCTTGAATCCAATCCACCAAGGATCCAGAACTTCGCCAGCAAGTGATGTGGCTTCACCCACGAGGCGATTGCGCAGTAAGTCGAGAACCTGGCGTGGATTGTGGGGTGGAATGTCAGTACTGAATCCAGTACCAATACCAAGGCTGCCATTGATAGCCAGCATGGGTACTACGGGCAAGTAGGTTACGGGCTCGATCTTATCACCATCCTCAAACTGATGTTCCAAGATGGGCTCATCTTCCTTGCGATATAGTACATCCACAATACGCTCCAAATGGGTGTGAATATAACGTGGCGAAGCTGCATCTTTACCGCCCATCAAACGAGAACCAAACTGTCCAACGGGGTTCAAGAGATTCACGTTATTACCACCCACAAAGATTTGACCCATCGATGTAATGGTCTGATTCAGCGATGCCTCGCCGTGGTGATATGCAGCATGCTCGGAAACATAACCTGCAAGCTGAGCAACACGGATTTCCTGTCGCAGATTACGCTTGAAACAGGCAAACAGAATCTTCCGCTGCGATGGCTTGAGGCCGTCCATCACATGCGGCAAGGAACGCAAGTTATCGGCATTACTGAAATGAATCAGTTCATCATGAACGAAGCGCGTATAAGGTACAAGTCGTTTCCCACCCTCTTCACGTGCTTTGATGGAACGTTTCGGATCATAGGTCTGTAGCCATTCCTTACGATCGTCGGCACGCTTTTTACTGAATGCCAAGTCCATGGCATTGTTGGTCTCAGCATCCCACTCGTACTGAATGTCAGCAAGTTTCTCGAACCACTCGCGAGCCTCGGCAGGTGTGCTCGTACCCAACCCCTTATAGTACTTGCTCTTGTACTTGGCCGCAACCGCCTCCCCCACCTGAAGACGCCAGGCATCGAGTTCGGCATCGGAATAGAAGCACAGAACTTCGGAACCTCGAGACATTTTCACGAGCGGTGTCATGAGTGTACAGAGAAATCCTGTATGCATCAGTTCAGGCCATTCGGTATGAAACAAATTCATGAGAAGACCACGAATGTGAAATCCATCTACATCCTGATCACTCATAATCATGATACGCCCGTAACGTAGATTGTTTGTTTTCAAATACTTGACACCCTTTTCAAGTCCAAGAATCTTTTTCACAGCGGTAAGTTCTTCATTATTGTTGAATTTATCGATACTGACATCCTTGACGTTCAGGAGTTTACCACGAAGTGGGAACACGCCCCACTTCTCACGACCGACTACTTTGAGACCCGCAATGGCGGAAGTAGCGGCTGAATCTCCCTCGGTAAGAATGAGAGTACATTCCCCAGACTTGGCCGTTCCAGCGAGTGCGGCATCTTCAAGTTTAGGAAGACCACGAATGGTACGCTTCTTAGACCCATCGGTCTTTTTAGAATCCTTGGCATTTTTAGCATCCACAATACGCTGTGCCTCCTCCAGGATACCATGCTTGACAAGCGCCGTGACGAGTTTCCCGCTAAAGATAGGAACACTGCCGAATTTAGAGGCAGGGGTTGTGAGCGTCACTTTAGTCTGTGAATCAAAGGCTGGATTGACAATCATGGCATTAATGAAGAAGGTTACATGATCCTTGAGCTGTCCTGGTTTCAAGATAATCTTCTTTTTCGCAGCAGTCTCGCACAAGGATTCCAAAACATGCTTGGACACGTACTCAACATGCTTGCCACCACGACGATTGTTAATACCGTTTGTGAAGGCAATATGACGATATTCTGGTTTTCCAGCATCGGCAGACTCATCCTCGAACAAGGCGCTGGTCAAGACAGCAGCTACTTCCCATCGCTCACCACAGTGCTCAAAGGCAAAGTCGGCATCGTCCTTGATAAAGAGTTTCACGAACTTTTCAAAGGAACGCACGGCAATATCCTCGCCGTTCCAGGTAAATTTCACATCTTTTCCAATGACGGCGGCAAGCTCAATGACACGCGTATGAATCAGTTCACACATATCGGCACAAAGTCCGCCGCTGCCAGCTCCTTCCTTGGAACCGAGAAAGCGGTCGAGGTCAGGTACAAACTCGATGCGTACAAGACCCTTTTTGGATGCGCACTTTTTAATAGAGGCCTTTCCACACTTGAGCATGTTGTTGGTCCACGTCTGCTTGTATTCCTGACCACTAGAAGGGTCTTTGGTTTCGACGGTGAATCGTTTCGAGAATATATTGGTAGCCTTGGAACCAACACCAAACGTTCCACCCACCAGTTTCTCCTCTTCTTTATTGTAATTGCTGGAAGTGAGCATATTACCAAAGATGAGTTCAGGAACGTAGATTTTCTCGACAGGGTGAAGGGCAACAGGAATGCCCTGACCATCGTTCTGAATAGCAATAACATACTCACCATTCTTCAAACCAGCCTCGACGTCGATGCGTTTGACAGGAAGACGGTCAGCTTTGACAGAAGAACGAATATATTCATCGCGAGCATTTACAAGAATTTCATCGACAATCTTCAAGAGTCCAGTATTCATCTTGACTTTCTTATGAATCATTTTCTGTTTTACACTGTCATAGACCCAGGCAAACTCTTCATGAGTTTCGACACTGCCGATATACATGTCACTGTGGTTAAGGACATGCTCACGCTGGGTCTCCTTTTTATATTCGGATACAATAGATGCCATTTCTGTGACTTCTGATTATACAAACAGTGAATCAATTTTTTAAGCATCCCTTTTCCTTTCGTTTCACAAGCTTTAAAACGCACCCCTCCCTATACCTCCCTTCCGGTATTTTCGCCTAAAGCCAAAGAGAAAGACAATTAGAAATGTCCTCCAATACAAATGGAAATTTGTTCGAGATAAAGACAATACAAGCCGCCGCCTTCCGAACCCTTATAGAAGCTCTGAAGGAGATTTTAACAGAGGCGAATCTAGAGTTTGATTCTACGGGTATCAAGATTATGGCAATGGATGAGACACATACGGTACTTGTGTATCTACGCCTACACGCTGACCGTTTCAACGAGTACTATTGTCCCTCCCGTCATGTCTTGGGTATTAACATGATATATTTGTTCAAGCTTATCAAGACAATGGGAAATAATGATAGTCTTACCTTGTATCTGCCAGAGAAGAATCCGAATAAGTTGGGGATTAAGATGGAGAATAGTGACAAGGCCACGACGACCAATTACTTTCTAAAAATTTTTGATACAAATGTGGAGGAGATTCAGATTCCGAGCCTTTCGTTTACGTCTATTATCCACATGCCATCTTCAGATTTCCAGAAAATTTGTCGTGATATGAATGGACTAGGAGATGGAGAAAAGGTAGAAATTACATCTTCTGGGACGGACCTTTTCTTCCGTTGTTTGGGTGATTTTGCTGAGCAG